CTCGTTAAGTCGCATCGGTACCTATCCCACCGTCATAAAACGGATTTTAAGGCCGAACAGGGAATATAAAGCAGTCCCAGTGGCTGCCCCTTTCCTTTGTCATAGCTACCTATGAAAGTTTATCCAATTTTATCTTATATCTATTGAAACCATTACAAGTTTCGAGGGATGTCTGTTAAGCATCCACAAAAGATATAAGATCATAGATGTGAGAGTTCTTCTTCGATAACTGTGCCATTTTAGCATAGTAATCAAGTGATTCAGGAATTACAAGACTTTCTAAAGTCCCGAACGTATTAAGCTCGGAATGTTTAACAATAAACTGTGCCCAATATCGAATTCTTCTAGCACGTTTTCCAACGTCTTGAATAGCTCGTTTATTGAACCAGTCTAGCGAAAACACATTATAATTATCCCCGTCAGTTAACTCAAGAATTTCATCCCAACTACATTCCCAATCTTTTAACTCAAACTTAATGTAAGTAATTGTTAATCGATAGTATTTAAGAAGGAAATTGAATAAATATAAATATGGAGCAAAAGACATAAATTTAAACAGAGTTTCAAATACTCGTAGTGGTGGTTTTCTACCTCTTGGATAAAGAACCAAGTTCATTAAAGATCTAAGATCCTTAGGAAACTGTTTAATTGCATCATGGTATTCTTCTCTTTTAACTTGCCGTAAGGCATTAAAAAGGGAGAATCTACCCATAATCGATTCACGCTGTATAGATGAAAATAGAAATGCTATTGCTCCTCTTAAATGTTGGACATCAGTGTTTTTCAATCTAAAATACGCACCGTGCAATCCGATGCAACACCATAATCCAACAAAACTATTAAATCGTTCAGATTTAGGAAGTTTTTGGATAATTTGAACCACACTACCTAAGGTCGTACAATGTCCAATAAGGAATAAGTTCGCAAGTAGTGCACCTATATAGCTTTTATTTCTTATAGTTTGAAGAATTAAACCAGCTCCTAACGGAGTAAAATCAAGGTTTAAGCCTTTATAAGTCTTAGCAAATTCTGCAAAATCAGTTGAAATTACAGATTTGTTTAGATTTATAGAGACACCAAGACTGGTCATCATTTCTAAATAAGAACTGGCAACGATATCATTACGAATAACAATATCATCACCTAAGAGTGCATAATCGGAGAAATTAGAAATCCCTCTTCTTAATGCAGCTGCTCTCACTATTACATGATGAGTTAATGCCAACATAGCCCAAGAGCTTAACGCTCCCATTGGTTGCCCGACTGAATATTTACAATAGGAACCTTTAAATTCCCACTCAATATCCAATAGTGAACTCCAAATATTACCAAGGTTCGGAATAAGTTCGTTAAGAACTTGAACCTGAAGTTTTATAGGTAGTCGATCTGTTGCGGCTGATAAATCATAACAATAATAAGTACCTGAACCTCTTATAATAAGGTCCTTGATAGGCTTATGTTGATCAAAAGTACCATCCATAGGTATCGTTTTAAGGATATCAAACACCATGTCGTGAACACGTTTAAGGACAAGCTGATAAAAGTAGTTCGTCATAGCGACGAATCTAGCTTTACCAGCTTGATCATATACAACGGATAAACGACCATTAGGCAAATCTACTCTTAATAATTTTAAAATTAAGTAAGAAGGTAGCATAATAACAACTAAGGTCATTAAATGAAGAGTTAAAAGCCAACCCTTAACTGAATTAGGACAGAGTTGTAATACTCTTAATAATCCAGTCGGTCTATCAATTAAAGCAAATATATCTAATATAGATGCTGCAGTTGACTTAACCGCAAGTGGTGAAGCTGTCTCTAAAATTATAAATTTTAGATCTCCAAGTTTATAACTTCGATTGTTAACCAACTCCCTAAGTGCAAATCGCACAAGATTAAAGTCTAACGTTTGAGTTATTCCAGAGAAACTATCTGTGATAGTACTTCTTGACAATTTAGGCTTAGTAGGGAATACCCGATGTATACTAATTAAGGTAAGTATTACTCTTACGATTAATAAATTACCGGCCAATATTAGTGATCTAAATTTGACAGGCAAAATACTAGGTAAGTTATCAGGGGCTAAGGAAACAAGTATTTTCATACTTTTAACCTCAGAACCACTTAAACGCCGTATAATAAGTCTATTAACTTCCTTTAAATAAAGGAAAGTGAAATTAAATCCACTTCTGTTAATAAGTTTAATTATTCGATTTTTAAGGATTGTTAACTCGCATCTATGCTCGGATAAACCAAAGACCAGGATGACTAAATTAAAGAATCGATCAAACTCATTGAGCTTAATCCATGCTTTATTAGATAATCTTGCCCTTCTCTGTTTATAGAACATGTTATAAATAAATGAAAATTTGTTTGTTACTATTTTATAAATAGGGGGGTCCGTCCAAGGTTTTCATCAATGTACATAATAATGAGGTGTAAGCACACTATTACAAGAGAGGTTCTATACTCTCATGACTACTAGGCTCAGATAACATTGAATCTTCACAATGATAGCGCTACAGATACACCAATATTTGACATGATGCATCACGACTGGATGTCTCCACTAAAGGAGATCAAGGTCTGTATAGGGCATTGCGCATGACTTTACCTTACTCTACATTGCTGCGAGGGGAGGTAGTGTTTGCAAGCAAATTGGCTTG